GCTATGAGCGAACGGCTGGAGCCAGCAGTCCTGACGCGCGTGCTCGACGGCTATTATCAGCGCATGAGCGATGCCATCGACGAGCACCGCGGGCAGGTTGGAAGCTTCGTCGGAGACGGCATTGTTGCCTACTTTGACTGGGGCTGGCTGGGCTTATGGGTTCCCGCGATAGGAAGGAGTACACATTTATCGGACGCTCCGTGAACCTCGCGGCGCGGGTGCAAGCCCTGACGCGCATTCATCAGGTGGACATTCTTGTTACCGAGACGGTGCGCCGCGATCTCGATCCTGGTTTCGTGCTCGTGCCCATGCCTGCGGAGCCAGTCAAGGGACTTACTGAACCCGTGATGACTTATGCCGTGCGCAGGCGCTCAACCGATCGTGAGCCTGCAGTGGGCTGACCGGATTCGGACGCGCGACAATCGAAGCATGGTACCCTAAGGATGCGGGCCCATAGGACCGCGTTGGGTCTCAAAATCGGTGCGGCCAGTTCGCGCGCCTGGCGGTCGTCATCCGAACCGCCTGAAGACGCTCCTCCGAGCAACATATCCTTGCCGATGTTGCCTGAGACATATTCGATACAGTGAGCACGTACATTCGAAAACACGTCGCTGACACTGATGTTACGCACATATGATGCGTCGAGACCGCCGGTCTTGAATGCCTCGCGACGCTCGCCCCAACACAGTACCTGATACTTGTGTTCAAGGTTGTGTCCGATTCCGCAGAGTCTCTTAGGAAGGGCGCTGATGGCCGATCTAGCGGCCGGTCCGGAATAAGCCCACAGGCGGGCGCGGCTACGGGCCGGAATTCCGCGTGGGTCCAGCAGCCGCTGAGGCACGCGCGGGGCGCCCCGGGCGTCGACGCTCAATGGACAGCCGCCAACGCAGCCAGCTTCGCTCGTCATCGACCAATCCCCGCGCGCGCTTCTCAGGCGGGTGTTTGCGCGTCGCGTCCATGGCACGGGCGAGCTGGTGATCAGAACCTGGTGGGACGGCGCGTGTCGTCATCGTGCATCCTCGCTTTGCTGATTGACCATCCGCTCGAGCGCACGCCATAACGCTTGCGCCTGCGGATGCCATTCTGCGCCACCAGACCCAGGCGGCCAGACGCAGCGCTCATCGGGATTGACGACGGCAGGCCAGCACCACGGCGGCAATTTCAGCACGTCATCGTGCAGCTCTTTGTGCAGTCTCGACCAGCGCTCGCACGACGCACATTCGTCGTTGGACTTCAGCACATCGCACGTGCAGGCCGGCAGCTCCGACATACGGCGGAAGAGATCCGCGGCCTCGGGCGGGATTGTGAAATTCGGAGGGCGGCTGATAGGCGTTCGGGTGGTAGGCATCGTGTGCCTCTCCTGTTACAAGGAGGCCAAGTTGGCCTCTTTGAGGGCTCGTTTTGAACCCCTTCCAAAAGATGCCAAATTGGCATCTTTTCTGAGCTATTAATCAGTCCCTCGCCAACCGACAAAACTGCCCGGCCTTCCGACTGGCTTAATCGCCTCAACGTTCAAGCCAAGCCGCTGCAGAGTGCGGCAGACAAAGGCGCGACAGCCGATCTCGTCTTTGATCGCTGGATGTGCCTTCGGGCCAGTTTTACCGTAGATTACCTCGCCATCCTCGGCGATCCGCGCCGCCAAGGCTTCGGCGCGATCCAGCGCCGCGCAGGCTTGCGCAAGTAGCTCGACGCCGCCGCGATCTGTGACGGCATATTCATGTTGGACGGCGGCCCAGAGCTCGTGACCGTGCTCGCCGAGCGGGCGCGGCGGTGCGATGCCGGTCGATGGCGATGCGACGACGGTTAGTGGCGGTTGCTTCAGCATAGCGTTAGATTAGCGCAGTTTCGGTACCGGTAGGTATCCAATGTTTCTAACGTTTTTCAGCGCGCGGCGAAAATCGCAAAACGAAATGTTTTTCTCAATTTCAAAGGTGTCGGACCGTCCGGTGGGTCCGTCGCCGATGTTCAAGCTAGACGAGATCCTTCCCCCCTGGCCCCGAGGAAACGATCTTCACCTCTTCCACATGCCATCAACATCAGCACGACGATGCGAAGCATGTGCACGCAGTTCGATCTTGTACCTAAGTCCTTGAGGCCTGGTCGTCGAGTCCGCGGTCGTATCGAACATCAGGGTCTCGATCCCGAGCTGCAGTTTTGCCCGGATAAGCGCGCGCAAAACAGTGTCGAAGTTGCTGTACTGAAGCAGCTCCTCGCTCATGGGGACGATGAAGCCGAGCTTTTGCGACGATATTGCCACGCCGGCTGAAACGTCGCCCGCGAACGCCGGGATTGCCCCACCCTCCAGCACGAAGCCGATGCCGGTGGTGTCGACGGCAAGGCCCGGATACCAAATTGCGCCGTATTGACCAAACTCCGCCTTGGAGCAGCGGTCGAGGATGGCACTGATGGCAGTCGAACCTTTGAGAATGGTGGCCAACTAGGCGATGACGGTCTGCTTGACCGCGGTCGCGCTGGTCGAAGTTGGCAAGACCGTGATGCGATTGATGATCCACAACGCGCCGGGATCGTCTCTGACGTCGTCAGCAGCCAGTCCGTGTTACCACGGCGTCGGACCAGCGCCTCGGCCGCAAAGGTCAACGAACGAACCAACATTTCCGACCATGCGTTCTCATCGGGACGGAATGGAATCCCATGTCTGTGGTGATCTGCTCATGGCGCCGAGCCTACACCCACACCATTCAAAGCCGTTCCGACGGCGTCGAAAATTATTTTACAGGTCGGCCAGCATCCGGGATATCGCGCGAGCAATGGCCTGTTTGCTCTGGCGCTCGCCAGGATCAAGATAGTGGGCGGCTTCCAGAGCATCCAAAGATCGCTTGGGGAACTCAACCCCGTCCACTGTGCCGATGCTGTTGATCTCCCGCCAATACTGCTTGCGTTGCCGAACCCGGCGAAGCTCGGCCACACGCCCCTGTCGAAGCGCGCGCATCAGTCAGACACCACGGGCTCGGGCTCGGCCGGCATCGCGTCGCGTGACCTCGCCTGCGTGACTATTCTCTCAGATCGAAGCATGGTCACCGCCGTGCTCGCCTGCCAGGACCGCCGGTGCCCTCGGATGAACAGGGAGCCGGCGGTTTCCTTTTGCGTCCATCCACATGGCCAAGGGCGGACATGCGTTTGCCTTACCGTTTCATTTGCCCCAGCAACCGAATCGAGGCCGCATCCTTCCGCAACTCCAACGCCTTAATTCCGCCGGTAGCGAACGCTGCCACGGCCTTTAAAAGATCGCCGAGCTGTCGGGCTGCTCCCTGATCAAACCGCGCATACGCGCCTCCTGTCGCCGTGGCGATGCCTCTAAACACGGATTCAACAACCGGATCTTTGCCCTCCTGAAAAACGAACATCGGTATGCCAAGCTCCCTTGCTTTACTCAGGACGGGGCCCTCGAACTCCTCGAAAGCGTCCCCAACGAAGACCGCCGCGGCAACGGGCGCTTTGGTGTTCTCGCGTGACACATGGGAGAGCACCTTGCCGATCTGGGTAATCCCGCCCATGCAGACCAGCGACCGCATGGCCTTACTCAGTTGCGCCGGATTCGCCATCCAGTTCGAGGCCCGGCATTCTTGACCGCGGTAGAATACGAGCTGGACCTGTAGAGAGCCGATATTGGCCACTTCCGCGAACATCTTCGCTTGAAGCTCACAGGCCATGTCCCAGGTCGATTGCCGCGAGGCGGTTGCATCGAGCGCAAAGATCAGTCGCGCCTGGACCGAGGTCTCCTTGCGCATCTCGGCGAGGAAGGCATCGAGCTCGCTCTGGGTGGTTATCTTTGCCTCAGAGCTGGTCTTGGTGATGTCGTCTGCCATTTGTTGACTCCTACAGTTATACGCTTCTTCCACCCCAACGAAACCCCAAACATCCTCAAACCGATCTTCTTCCTGCGGGGTTTGCAGGAGTCTTCATACTTTTTTGCCTACGCGTGGAGATTTCGCAGGGAGGAAAACGCGAAATAGATAGATGTGGGCAAACAAGTAGTCGAACTCCTGCAAACCCCGCATCACACCTTCACAAGGGAATAGCTGGCTGTATTGGCATGCGGGTCCCGGCCTTTCACGAGCTGATAATCACCCACGATCCGGCAGCTCTTGCGCAACCAATGGCCCAGACGTTCAGGAGAGATCTCGTTGCGGTTCTTATCCCGCGCGATCCGCAGCAGAAAGTCTCGGAACGCCGGCGGATTGAACTTGCTGGACGCATTGGCGTCAGCAAACTCGATGATGCGCGCGACCGTATAGGGCATGTTCAAGGGAATTCTGTAGTCGAGCCATAGCTGATGGAACTCACCGATCAGCTGCAGCTCTGGATTCTCGGCGCGGACCTCGTCCATACTCTCTCGAGGATCGCGCTCGCCTAGCCAGACAAGCGGTGAGCGCACCATGCTCGACCAGGCACTGTAAGAGCCCAGGGAATCGCACACCCGCGGCCGGCCGGCGGCGATATAGGCCCTGATGATCGTCAATGCGGCCGCCACGTATTCGGCCCGTTTGTTGTAGGCCAGCGCCAGCGTATCACGCTTGAATTCTCGCAGTTCCGGCCGCTCGCTCAGCGCCTTCAGCTCACAGATCAGACCACGCCGCAGCATGTCGCCGGCAAAGCCGACGCCGTTACCGGTGGCGAAAACCGCGGTATGGCATTCGCAGACCGGCATCTCGGAGCGGCCGAGAATTCGAACCGTGATCATGGTGCGCTCGGTCAGCTGATTGAGGAGCTGTCCCTCGAGGTCGCCAGTACAGTTATCGAACGAAAAAATCTGAGCACCGGCGAGCACGAGGGCGCCGATACGCTTCTCATTCTCCCTCTCGTCGTCCGAGAGCGTCGTCACCGGGCAGAGCTGACCCGTGACGATCATGCAAATAATGTCGACCAGCAGGCTCTTGCCGACGCCAGGACCGTCCCCCCGCACAAGGCACATTGGCGCCGTCGGTAGACTGCCACGCAGCAGCGCGCCCAGTAGCCCGACGAGCGCGACCGCAAGGTCGAGGTCGGTCCGGCGGAATGAAAACTCGCTGAACAGATCCTTTAAGAACGCCAGCGCGGCCGAGGCATCCGCCTTGGTCGGCCGATCTGGAATCGGCGGCAGCGTCAGTCCGGGGACCAGATAAAGCTCGCTCCTCTGGTCGTATCCGGGCGTGCACAAGAGGGAGCCGTCGTGCCGCAGGGTCGGGGTGGTGATAATCCCGCTGACCAGTGGAAAGAGCCGCTGCCCTTCCTGTGCCAATAGCATCCGAACCAGCTGTACCGGCGGATCGGTGACCAGCCAGGCCTGCTGCCTCCGGTTATACTTTTCGAAGATCGCGGCTTCCGCGATCGGTAACATGAAGGAATCGGCAGTGAAGGTGGCGAACTTCGCCTGCAGCGTCTTGCGCCCGTCCGCGGCGGCGACCGATTCATAGAAGGCTGGATAGACCAGGATACCGGTCCCAGTGCGCATATAGACGTCGGCGCCGGAATCGAACACGGCCTGTTCGGTTGTCTTGAGAAGATGCGGCAGGCGCCCGGCCTCGAGCCGGATCGTTGGCAGGACATGCGGCCGCGGCTGCGGAACGGGTCCTTGCGGCTGCGGACCAGTCCCTGTCCCTCCTGTGTACTGCGGTGGCGGTGGAGGTGGTGGCTGGGGCGGAGACGATGCCGCGGCAGACGCCTTGCCAGTAGATGCTTTGCCAGTAGACGTCTTGCCGGCAGACGTTTTGTTGACGGACCGCCTAACTTCCTTCTCGAGCCGCTTCTGGTACTTCGCGGAAACGCCGTTCGGATAGCGTCGAAATAACTCGATGATGTCTTCAACACTCCAACACCGTTGCGTCAGCCGGCGCACCACACTCTGGAACAGGGCAGAGCGTGACTTGTCGTCGCCGCGGCCATTACCGCCGTTCCGGACATCGGCGAGCAGGTCGGCCGGCAACGTCGATTCGTCCGGGCTGATGGTGTTCGATGCGCTAGTGTTCGACGCGCTAATGTTCGATGCGTTGATATTCGCCGTCGTCACGGCGGCCGCCTGTGTCGCGGCTGTCGGTGTGGTCGGATTCGCGAACGCCGCGAGGAGCTCGTCGGGATCCCACAGACGTCCGGTCTCCTCGATGATCCTGGTCGGCTCGACACTTACTCTGCCACGGGCCCGCTTTCTCGCGTTCGGATAGTTCGGGCTGCCGCTGATGCGATAGAACTGTGTAATGACGCCGGTGTCGCTGTCAGCGCCAGTGCTGGCCCGCATTGCGTCGCCGATAATCTTGGCCTGGTCGGCGCATATCGGGCGCGACAGGAAGAACCAGAAGTGATGATTACCGGGTGAGGTCTCGACCGTGAGGCTGGGCCGAACAGAGAGCTGGCAGGCCTTGGCCTTATCGGCGTCGGAATCGATGACCAGGGCAAAAACGTAGCGCGTATCGTTGAGATCGCCACGGCAGCCGCGGAGTCCAGGCCGCACGGTACGGGTCTCGATATAGACGTTGAGATGCGAGGCGTCGGCCACTGCCGCCTCGACCATATGCTGGACATCGTCAACCGCGAACGGTTGGGTCAGCACTCTGTCGGAATCCCGCGGACTGATCCGGCAGAGATTGAGCACGCCGGGCGAATTGGCGCCAGCCTTCTTGGTCAGCTCAGTGATATGCCCGCTGATGATGGTGAGGAAGCGCTCGATCTCGCCGGCATCGACATTGATGCTCATATTTTGCCCCCTGCACGCCGATAAATTTTGAAGATCAGTGCTGTCTGTTTTTCGGAGAAACCCTTGCTCGGCGCATGCCGCATCTGAATGGCCATGTCTTCAATGAAACCGCGTTCCCAAGCATTCAGCCGGTTCAGATTCTGGTGCGCGAATAGTACGGCTGCCTCACAAGTCAGTTCGTCGCTGTCTGCGGCGCCGAATCCGATTGCCGCATTGAGCGGCATCTTCTTGCGCTCGTCCTCGGCGCCCTGCTTGTAACCATTGATGTACGCCTGTTTGTAGAAATCCGCGTTGGCAGAGGTGATGCTGCCATCCTCGAGCTTCTGGATCGACTTGGCGAAGTCGTGGATATCGCAGCCGCGCGATTTCAGGACCATCTTGATCATGTGGATGGTCCTCAAGATCTCGTCGGCACCGTCCTTGTCGTTCTCGTCAGCGCTCAAGCGGCGGACAAGCTTGACCAGCTTGCTGCTCCGATCGCCGCGAGCCTTGTCGTCGTCGCTCATTTCCAGCACCTCCCCTTCGCGTGCGGGCAGATCTTGCAGTGGAAATTACTGGGGTCGTTGGCGATGCGCGGCAACAGCTCGCCGGCACGGGTCGCGGCAATGATCAGGGCCGCGCGGTCGGTCCAGTACTGCGCGGCCTGGGCATTGAAGGGCACGGCGAAATGCAAAAGTTCGCAGCTATCAGCGTTCGCCGCAGTGAACAGCGCTGGATTGGTCCAGTTCAAATGCAATTGATAGACTGAAATCTGCGCCGCATATTTCGGGAAGGTCTTGACGAGTCCGTCTTTGGCAACGGCGCGCCAGTTCTTCGCGTTCAGGCATTTGCATTCCCAGAGGCAGGGATAGTCGAGGTGTGCGTCAGGCAAATTCGGACCAGAGAGAACCAGCCCATCGGCATGACCGCGGAACGTATCGTCGAGCGCGCTGAACTCGAGATCGGCGGGGTTGGTCGAGAACTTGTATCCGGCCGCGATCAGCTGTTCGCGGGTTCGAGCTTCGAAGAAGTGACCGCGGTCGAAGATCCTTTTCACGCGCGCTGCTAATTCAGGCTTACACCAAGATTCGTATTGAATGCGCCTCGCGCAATCTTCGCCAACAATGCTTGCACCGAGATAAGGTCGCGGCAGCTCAGGTGTGTTGCTGCGCTCGATCAAGGCGTTGATCGCGACGTTAAAGGAATGCCCGGCTAAGTTGACGATGTTGAAATCAGGCATCTTTTGCACTCCGCTATTATGCTCCCGGTGCGCAACGGATGTTTTCGTGGTGGCATGCGGAACGGCACGTTGCCCCGGAGAAACCACGCGGTGTTCTCCTTTGGCGACTTGCTCTTGCGGGGCATGTCGAACCATTTGATGCGCTCGGTCAGGACGATCTTGCCGGCAAACTTCGAGCAAGGACTGAACAGGTGTCGGCGAGTTACTGCCGCATCGAAATCGACCGGCAGCAGCAGTGCCAGGAAGCCGGAGTTCATTCGGATCAGGCCGACCTCGATGAAGATGACGCCGAGTTCTCCGCGTTTGCCCAGCGCCGGGTTGGTGACAATCCCATCGAAGTCGTCGACGGCATCGTCATGCACAGTGAAGTCAACTTGACCGTTAAGGTGCTGTTAGCCGCGGTCTTCGATATCGGTCGCGTAAACCCTGGCACTGGCAGTCTTCAGTGCCTCAGCCCATGCAACCATCGCCACACGCCGGTTCAAGAATGTAGAGGCCTTTGAGATTGACATGCTCGGACAGTGCGTCGGTGACCCACACAGGGGTCGGATAAAAATCACGTTCGATGCGTGCGTAGCCGTTTTCGTGCTACCCATGATGCTGATGTCCTTCGGAACGAAATCCAGGACCAAATCAAGATGGAATCGGGTCGTTCAGCTTGGTTACTTCCTGTGTCACGCCGCAGCCGGAGAGATCGCGGGCGCGCATTGCCGGTCCGATCAACTTGATCGCCTCGAGCAGAAACTTCGCCATGGTCGCCTTCGCCCAGGCGCTTAACGGCTCTTTCCAGTCGAGATCAGCGCACCTCTCAGCAAGCTCAGGCAGAATGGCGATGATCACGCCGGCGTCCCACGGGTCCAGCGTAATGTTAGTGTCCCTGATCGTGCGTTCGGCCTCGATGCCTTCAGCACTTGCCTGTTCTGCGCGCGTTGCGATCCAGCCGAAGATGATCGCTGCGGCGATGTAGCCCCACTCCTGATCGGAGAGCCGACCGATCTGTACCGCCGGCGGAATTATGCCAGCGGTAATGACCCTGCGCGCCTCCGCGATGGCATTGGCGGTCGCCCGCCTCTGCCATGCGTCTTCGATCGCGCTTATTGAAGATCCACGAAATTGAATCTTGGCCTTGCGCATCGCTCTACTCCTCGGCCCATGCGGGCTTCTGAACCGGCATCGGCGGCACCACCGGGCCGTTGATCGGCGCCGTGGTAGTTGCGGCCGAGGGCGCAGACTGCGCCTGGGCGACTGGGCCATACTTGCCCCAGTCCGGATGGTCGTTGGTAATCACGCCAGCGAGCACGTTCTTCGGCGGATAGGTGGTGCCGTTCTCGCTCTTCTCGCCCTCGATCCCGACCACTGCAACGAAGCGCAGGCCGTCAAAATCTTTATATTCGCGATCACGCTTGGCACGGGCCTCGGTGCTGGTGACGTCCTTCGGGTCGATGTTGAAGGCCGAGTCGAGAATGGACTTAAGCTTGCCGTGGCTGATGGCCGTGGCGCGCTCCTTGGTCGGGTCGACCACGAAGTTGTTGTAGAAGGTCTTCTGCGCGTGCTCGCCGCCCAACACCGTGAACTTGATCTTCAGCATTTCGGTGCCGGTGGTGGCGCGCGTCAGTTCACCGTACTGACCGGCGCCGCCACCGATGACGGTCATCTGCACGATGACTGGCGTGTTGTCGGGAACGAGATTATTAAAACCGCCCGACGCTTCAGAAAAATTAGGCATGCTACTCTCCAACGTTATTGAGAAGCTTGTCCAGCAATGCGCCAAGATCCGGCTTCTCATACAGATCAAGGCGCCCCGAGCGATCCTTGCTCGGGTAATTCCAGGGATTCGGTTGATTGCAGATGAAGGCACGCAGCGCTTTACCATCGCCGAAATCGCAAAAGGCCAGGACGATTACTTCATCAACGACTGCCGGTAGTTCGCGGCTGAAGCGCTGGCCTTCGGTTTGAAGGTCCCACGTCGCAGTTCCGAGATTGTCGAAGCTACGCTCGAGCACGCAGGTCATGACAATGTTACGCCTGCGGTCGCGTTGCAGCCGGTTTAGCCAGCTGATCATCTGCCGCGCATGCAGACCGTAGGCACCGCGGAGATCCTTACGCCCGTGACTGAACGCTTCAGGTTGCCGCTCGGCAAAGGCGAACGAGCGGCGTGACACTTCAGTCAGGGAATCGATAACGACAGTCTCGTACGTCGCGAGCTTTGCGCATTCCGGCTTCGTGATAAGGGCGTCGTAGCGCGCCTTCGAATACGGCTCTGACGGCGCCTGCACCAGGTCGGGACCGCCGAGAATAAGGGCGATGTCGCGCAACTCCTCCCAGGTCGGCTCGTGAATAGCGTGGATGGGAACGTCGGCAATCCCCAGGTCGCCACCTTCGCAATTGATCAAAAGGGACTTGGGTAGCCTGTTGCGGAGCGTTCTTACTTGCCAGGTCTTGCCAATTCCGGGAATGCCGCCCAGGCAGATCGTCACGCCGCGTTGTTCATGAGCTCGTTGATCGATAGAAACGATCTGCACGGCACTTACCTCCGGCAAAAACCAACTGTGATTTTCGGATGGCGACGCAATAGCAGGCTCGAACCAAGTAATTCTGTCGGTCAGGAGGATCTTGCCGGAGTCGCAGTCATGCTATTTGTTCGCGCTCTCGCCGCGCGCTTTGCTTCGGATTATCGAGCTGCGCAATTAACTCATCGTACCGCCGCGCCCGTTGCTCGGCCTGACCGGCGTCTCTGCGTAGTTTCTTCGCGGCTTCCCTCATGGTTCGTAGCAGCACGCGTCGAGCGGTCGAACTCAACACGTCGCGCTCGGCGATGATCGCCGGCAATATCTTGCCCCACGTCCGAGAGGAGTGATTCTCGATCGAGCGAATGATCTCATAGCAGCGAAGATCAATGTCGAGCGCAGAAGGAGGTGGAGTTCCCGGCCGCGAATAACTGCGTTCGCGGCGATAGTTCGATAGCCGGCCCGCCATCTCGCGGCACCAGCTCCGTTCCATTTCGTGGTCATTGTATCTTGGCGCGATCTTGCCGATCACCGTGGTCATCGCTCGCTTCCTCCTATCAGCTACAGCTAATAATAAGGCGCTGCCGGCGGTGTGACCGCCGACAGCGGTAACGAACTCCTATTCGGCCGCTTCGGCCGCAGAGGCGAGATCGAGCAGACGCTCAACTCCGATCGAGCGAATCCATTCAATCAGGGCGCAGTCGTCGGGGATCGTGCGCAGAGTCGGCAAATCGACCGCCTTGCGGCCGCCGGCGCCGGGCACGAGGGGGATCAGACCACTCTCGATCGCAGCCCGCTCGGCGAGGCGCGTGTTCGCCCAGCTTGCATAAGACTCGTTGACGCGAGCCAAAAGCGCCGCCTGCGACAGGGTTGGGTGCGTCAGCACCCTGATGCCCCTGTGCAATTCGGCCGCGACAAAACTGCGGGGAATGAGATCCCAGCGGTTATGTGCCAGCCATAGTCGGGATCGCGACGTCGACGCCGTTGATGTCGGGCTCCCTCAGCGTGTAGATCACTCTAATCTCCTATTTTGGCGAGTTGCGATGACGGGGTGCCCTCGGTTCCGACGAGGGCATTCCGCCTTTCCGGGTTAGTTTAGTTTGCCGGAAACCTTACCCTTTGGCGCCACCGCGTAGCTGCGCACACCCGAGTCTGCATCCGGTGAGGGTCAAACTTTTTGAAATTGTGGGCTTGCTTTTGCCATTCGACTTCGGCGTTAGCTGCGCCTGCAGGCTGTCCATGAGAAGTTGCGTCTTGTACGTACCGAGCACCGCCTGGATCTTCGCCGCGGCTTGGTCGGGATTCATCATGCTCAAGTTCTGGAAGGGATCGATCTTGGCGCCCAGTTCTTTGACATGGTCGATGACTATCTTCCGTTCTTCCCACGAACTACGGCTAAAATGTTCGAGCAGCGTCTCGCGAACGTCATCACGCTTGTCATCGTGGTTGCCGTCGAGATCGCCATCATCGTCAGCATCGTCGTTCTGATCGTCGTCATCGTCGTCGCCGTCGTCATCGTCGTCGTCATCGGGATCGCCGTCGTCGATGTCACCATCGGGTTGATCGGCACCATCAACACCGCCAACGCCGGAGGCCAGATGATCGGCTTCCCCCTGACCGGCCTGGTCCTCGGTGGTTACGCTGTTGTCAGAGTCGATCTGACCCTTCTCCTTCACGTACGTCGCGATGGTTTCCCGAACTTCGGCGATGGTCGGCTTTTCGCCAGCATCGATGCGGCCGGCAATTTTCTCGATAGCTTCTTCAGGGCAGCCGGGGGCAGCCAGCGCATAGAGGGCTGTAACCTCCAATGTTTTCCATCGTGAGAAGGATTCCGCGAAGCGCTCGTGTAGATTGAGGAGGCGGTACGCGCTGGCCACGCTGTAGCCGAGTCGCTTCTCGACCCAACCCGTGAACCCGCCGAGGTCCCGCCTGTAGCGGAAAATCTCGCGCCCGCGGGCAAGACGCTTCCCGATCTGCAGGCCGGATTCAAAGGTCAGCTGCTCTATTTCCTGGGCGAGGGTTTCGAGTTCATCGATGTCGAACTTGACGGTGGTGGTGGGGATGTCGATATTCGGCATGTTCGGACTCCTTTGCCGGATGCGAACAAAAAAGCCCCCGAGCCCGCCAACGGGCTCTGGGGCCAATCTTTTTAAGGTTGCGGTTCCGCTTCACTCTCGACTTTGCGAGAGGCGGCTCGGCGCTTCATCCAGGCGCTTTCGGCTTCCGCGGTGACCCTGTTATCAGCGTCGATGTCTGGACCTTCGCCCTTCCTGCACAGATTCCGAAGGTGGCTTTCGGACATCGCATGCCGGAAGGCGATTTGCCCGAGCGTGAAACGCCGTTGCTCAAGACCGAGCGCAATAGCGCGTTCGGCGTTGGCGGCCTTGCTCCTGGTCGGCACTGTACGCTCCTCGAATACATTGAGTAATTCGAGGGCGACATGGGGCGCATAGGGCGCGCATCAACATGCACGTTCAGGCCAAAAGTGTGCAACCTCGTGCCGGGCTCAGCGAAGCTCGGTGAGCAGATTTCGAATTCTGCCTTCAGACAGCGCGCGGGTGACCTCTCCGCGGCGGACAGCCTCAGGCATTCGGGCGACAAGGATTTTCGCAATCCCTCTCTCGCTACTGACCCTCTCGCCGGCGGCCTTCATGCGCTTAAGCTCATCCGCAAGCCACTCCTTGGGCTCCCTAGCCGGTGGATCCTCGACCCAAATATCCGGCAATGGCGGCTCCAGCTCGAACGGGGGTTCATCAGCGCGCATGCCCTGCTTGTACACTGGCCGCAGCCGTCGGAATTTGTTGAGGGGGTGTTCTTCCCAATGCCCGCTTGCGCTACGCTTGCTGCCAGCCTTCTTGCCACCCATGGGTCGCTCCATTGGGTCAGAGGTCAGTCCGGGTCGCGGCGTTGAGAGAGCGTCGCGGCCCGGTCGCTTATCATCGCGCCAGCTTCACGACGTTGTCCACCGGCTTCAGTTCGACATCGGCGAGCAGACCATTGCGGATCAGGTCATCCCGACGCGTTGTTGAGGTAGCGGCCGTAGGTTTTTTCGATTTCCACCACCGAAGTGTCGTGCGCGAACGCAACCACGCGCAGGCTGTTGCCGAGCGCACCGCGCGTCGGCAAACGTAGCAGCTTTGACGAGATCATCGGCCGGGCGATGCTGAACAGGCGGGCGATTCCTTGTGGCGTGCCCGCGATACCAGGGCCATTGTCCTCGATGAAGTAACCGCCGCCCGATAGCGCCCGAACGTTGACCGTGGCACCTGTATCGAGGGCGTTGTCGGCAACCTCCTTCAGCACCAGGCGGCGCAACTTACCTCCGGCTCTTCCTTGACAATACCGTGTCCGCACATATGAATACGGAGTCGGAGGGAGGCTGAGGGATGAAAAGGCAAAGAACCAAACGCCCGCGCCAAAAGAAGGCGAGGCGGATTCCGGTGACTTTGAGAATGACGCCCGAGACCAAAGGGCGGCTCGACGCCTCCGCGCTGGCCAACGGCCGCTCCCAGTCGGCCGAGATCGAGGCCCTGATCGAGAAGGCGTTGAACTACGACGAGGTGTTGAGGGGGATGCGCACCAGCGTCGCCGAGAT